GGCATCCAGTCCCTTTTCTCTCCAATTCCTATGACGGATTTCCGGAATACACCGGAATGAATGTACTTCCTGCTTCATGATTTTTGATAAATCCCCTTTGTGATACTGCATCGTACCGAGATATCCGACATAAACATCACTGCCATCATTGATGATCCGGATCATATCCGGATTACTTAATACCTTTAACAAATCATCCACCGTCATATCCACTGTACCCCCAAAAGATCTAATGTTTTATTCGTGTTTTCGGCATTTTCCTCTGTGTAAAACCTGCCAAATTCCTGCCGGAACAGCTCCCGGCTGTATTTTGATTCAAAAAGCCGTTCCGCTTCCTGCTTCAAGCGAATATCTAATTCATGATTTCCGCCATGCACCCCCGTCTTCGCCCATCGATGGCAGCCAGGGCAGAGATGCACTTTCAAACCATAGTGTTCTGACTTTTTTCTGGCACGGATTCCATAAAAAATATGGTGCACTTCCAGATTCCGCGTATCGCCGCAATTCCAGCACTCGCACGCCCCTACTGGTTCCATTATGCTTTTTGACATACAAATCGCCTCCCGTGTGGCTTCATGAGCTCATAGAGCTGCTGCCACTGCTCCGCATTCCGTATCGTATTCCCCTTAGCGTTTTTCCAACTATGCTGCTGCCAGGTGTTGACCCATCCGTTCGACCAGGCTGCCGCCAGGGCATCGTCTTCGGTATAGATTGTTAAAACGCATGGATTCCGAAGAATGCCGAGGGCGTCAATCAGCGCCTGCAGCGTATTGCTTGATTTCGTGGCGCTGCGCTCCCTGGCAATCTCTTTTCGATGAGTCTTCCCCTTGGCATCGTCAAATTCCAGTGACGCCCAGTATTTACTGGCATTTCCGCCAATTTTTACGGTTACCTCATACATCTTATCCCTCCGCTGCGTCCTGAATCGTCTTGCTGCGCTGGATCTTGATACTGCCTTTTTTTGTCAACGCGATGGTTCCCACGGTTCCATCATTCATTTTTACCGTTACCTTATCCAGTCCTCCGGACAAGATCATATTCGCCGACGTCAGCATAAAATCCAGACACTTATCATTAGCAAAGATTCTTTCCGTTTTCTTGCGTACCTTCTTCGCCCGATTCCGCTGCATCTGCCAGTTCTTTGCTTCCTCGCAGGTGCATCTCTCCGTCGCTGCTTCGTTTAACTGCTCCGTACTGAGTCCGACATTCGCAAACATGTACGTCTGACCGCAAAAGATACATGCGCCCATTTCTTCTTTAACACCCTCCGGCAGCTCCCGTTTTTCTTCCATGCTCTTTTTCCTCCATTGCTTTTTTATATTTTTTCCGGATCTCTGCTTTCCGCATCGGTCCTAATCCTTTGATATCAATTGCCTTTTCCAGTGATTCCCTTGCATCCAGCAGCGCCTCTTTGCGGATCGCCTCTTTCTCCAGCTCTCCGGAAACCTCTTCCAGGTAGTCCTGCAATTCCCCGCGGCTCATCCGTTTAATCAGGCGGTACTCCTCTCGATTCAGGTGCATATTTCCTTGGCTTTATCCAGCCCTCTCCTTTCCCGGCAGTGATGCGGACCATCGTATAATACCGGTACGGATAGCCCAGGACATTAATTCCGGTCACGATATCGCCGCGCCGGATCATATACCCAGCAGGCGGCACCGGTTCTTTCTTCCAGGTGTTCGCCTTGATAACCTTGGTTTTAACTACCGGCTTTTTCAGGTTCCGGCTGCGCGAATACGCCAGCTTGTTGGGGTTGTCCTTTTTCCGGAAGCTCTTCTGAGTTTCTTTGATGAGATACGCCGCCAGCTCTTTCACTTCTCCTGCCTCGTAGATAGGTGTGAAATGTGTTCCCCCATACGGCCACAGCTTTTTGATGATCCGGATCGTGTCTCCAATCTCATTGACGATCAAATGATGGTGGATGGCAGCCCGCTCATATTCGGTTACTATGATGTAATGGAGCGGTTCCCCTCTTTTCTGGTACGCTTTTCTCAGGTTCTGGAGAAGTGTTCGGAGAATCTTCTTTGCCTGTTCCGGTGTCGGTCTCTCATCCTTCCGGTAAGTCAGGACTGCGTGATAATCTCCGAAATCAAAATTCGTGGCTATGATTCGGTAGAGCTTCTTAATGCGGCGGCGCTCATTCGCCTCTGCTATCTCTTCCCTGGTCGGCTCCTTCCTCGGTGCCCTCTTATATCCTCTCTTCCCATACCTATTCGAATGTACTTCTTCTACTTCGATGCAATACGGAAGATAACAGCTATTTCTCAAATACGACATTCTACACCCTGCCTAAGTTTAATGACTGTAACGAGTGACTAAACGGCGGCTAAACCCTTGTAAAACTTGACTTTCTCCGCCGTATGCCGTATACTAATCTTGTCACGGATTCGTATACGGTTTAGGGTCAGGCTTTTATGCCTGGCCCTTTTCCTTTTCCGGAATAATTCCCTGGCGGCGCTCCTCTTCCGACAGAAGGAACTCAACCAGTTCTTTTGCATGGATGTTTACCAGGCATTCCAGAAGTTCCGCTTCGAACCAGTTTCGGTGCGGACGATTTCCGTCTGCATCCGTATGGTTCCGGTGCCAGGACAGCAGTTTTTTAAGCCGCTCTTCTTGTTCCGGTGTGGTATGTAACACAATTACACGTCCGTCCATCTTTCTCCCTCCTACTCTGTATACCCCAGCGGATCCGGTTTCTGGCATTTTCTTTTCTCGATATTGTGAACATATGTTTCGATTGCCAGAAGTGCGATATGCTCCACAGTCATACTTCTCTGACCGATCAGTTCCTGTTTTCCGGTTCTGTTTAGGATAATCGTCTCTGCTTTATTCAGGTCATCCGCCAGCTGCTCCAGCGCCGAATACACCTCATCGCTGACTTCAATCTGGATTTCCTTGTACTTTCCCATGAGTCCTCCTATAAAAATCTGTTTGATGTAACGACAAGCAGCGCGAAGACCGTCGCGATCAGCAGCACCGCCAGAACGAAGATCGACTCATACAGCAATCCCTGAAATCTGAGATTCTCCTTCAGCTCCTCCGTTCTCCTTCTCAACTGCATTTCCAGGCGCGCTTCCCTTTTGGGGTTGTATACCTCGATTTCCCTTCTCATCCCGTTCTCCTTTCATTCTCTGGTATCCTGCTGCCGCCATGAAACGGTCAGACAGCAGAGCAGCTATTTCTTCTCGTTCTTCTTTTGTGAGGGTTTCAAAATCGCGGACAGTTCCATTGATTTCGATGTAATTCGTGATTGTCACTCTTACTTCACCCCTTCACATACAGCTCTGAGCAGTTCTGCGACTTCTTTCCCGGTGTAAAGCGGTTCATCGCATCCGGAGTCACCGCCACTGAGGCAGCCCATGAGGTAATAAAGGCATCTCTGGATCCGGAATGCGTCCTTGCAGATATCTTCCTTCACACCCAGATGGCCGCTTTCCGACATTTCGGTAATGATTTCTTCGATTTTCTTCGACATATCCTTATCCTCTCTTTCTGAATTGAATTTTTATCCCCATTCCTTTATACTGACTATATAAGGAGGGATGTACTATGCCAGATTTCTATTACAAACTTTTACTTGACATTTACAAAAAGCCTTATATTGGCTATGCCGTCTTACGTTCTAAGTATCCGCACAAGCAGGATTTTGAGTTTCAGCAGGCATTTGAGTTCTTTCAGTTTAACGATTACATCGTCATAAATCCTTTTAAATCTGCCGATACAGACACTGGCGAAGTTTTTTCATTTCATAAACCAAACGGTGTTATTAAACCTGTTTCTTTATGTCCGTATATGCATCTGATTCTGTCTGTGAGCGGCACCGCTTATGTAGATGAGAGACGGCGCAGGTTCTGGGGTTTTGTTCTTCCATATGCCATCACCACTGCGATCTCCCTCGCTTCCATCTTCCTGCAGTTTTACAACACCTTTTTCGCTTAACGTGTCATGTTGAACATCATCAGAACGAAGGACAGGAAGAACAAGAGCGCAGGGAGTGCGTACAGCGCATAACCATAATGAAATACCATATGTTCAATCCAGTCTCCTATCCGTTCTCTCCGGCTGCAGACTCTGAATCTCTTTAATTCATTGCAGAGTCTGCGGATTCTTTTACGATCCCCTGCGTTGGTCTCCTGGAGATCTTTCATGATCTCGTCATATTTTCTCTGTTTTCTCAAATTCGACCGCCTCCTCTCTATAATTTATGAAGCCTCCAGGTTGTCAGCTTCCTTTTTATTTCCCAGCGCTGCGCGATCCCGAAGGGCTCCGGCGTAGATCATGACGATCTTTCTGTCTTCCGCTGTCAGTTCTCTCATCATCTCAGCTAATTTCTCAGCGTCGTTTGTGTGATTGGATGTTTTTTTCATGACTTTTTCTCCTTTCTTCTGAATCGTTTTGTTGTTTCTATGGCTATCATACGTCATATAATAGCATTTGTCAATATATTTCTGTTGTTTTAATGTCTTTTTGTTGTTTTAATAGCATTTTCTATTGATTTATTTTTTATAATGGTGTACACTTGACTTAATCAAGAACGGAGGTGATAACGTGAACGAACGATTAAAAAAGTTGCGTAAATCCCTAGACATGACTCAGCAACAATTTGCTGACAAACTTGGTGTAAAGCGCAACACCGTCGGCCAATGGGAATGTGGTATAAACGCACTGACCGATCAAACCATCTTCTCGATATGTCGAGAATTTCATGTAAACGAAGAGTGGCTTCGGACCGGAAACGGGGAAATGTTCGTGGAAGAAACTCCAGATGAAGAATTTATGAGAATGGCGAAAGCTGTTGCTTCTGGAGATACCGAAGCTGACCGAATGATCCGCAGAACATTGATGTATTTCTATGAAATGGATGATTTGGGCAGAAAAACTCTGTTGAATTTCGTTAAATATATTAGTGGAAATGATGAACCATCTGGCGGCACCGAACATTTTCCGGCAACCCCAGAGGAACTCGAAGAGAAATATCCACCAATTGAAGAAGAAGGCAAGAAGAAACGCAGCTCTTAAAAGCGCCCAGCCTTCCGGCTGGGTTTAAAGAATGTAGTAGACTTTTGTCTTAGATTTGAAACTCAGGTTATAATAAAGTGTTTTATTCGCGCGGTAATATAGCGCATACACGTTGCTATTATCGTATCTTATGTATTTAACAGACATCATAAGCTCTCACACCTTTCTATTTCTGAAAGGCTGGGCGCATTTGTTTATTATAGCTTGTAATGAACCAATGTTTTACGGAGGATTGTATGGATTTACAGAAAGAAATTGATATTTTAAATGGTATGCTGAATTTTTCAGTTCCAACCATTCCAGAAAATACACGTTTTTGGATGATTAGAACGCAAAAGGGGTATTTTTACAATGAATTCATAACCAAACGCTTCGTTGCCTTAGCGTGGAATTTGATTGATGAATCAACTGATTTCTCAGAAAAATCTCGTGAGTTCCTAAAAGATGATATTTTAATTGAATTTGAAGAGATTCATCGTCCTTCGACCGTAATTAATAAATGCTTTAGCTTTATACATGAAATTAAGGAAGGGGATATTCTGATCATTCCAAATGCAGGTAGTCAATATATTACACTAGCCACAGCTGGAACATATTTTGAGGATTCATCAAAAACTGTAGAGCTGGAACATCGTGTAATTTCCAAAATTGAAAACAATGATGTTGATATTGATGATGTTTCTTGTCCATACAAAAAGCGGCGTCATATTCACTTATTACGTACAATAAAAAATGAGGACTTAAACTATTCTTTATGCCGCGCAATTTCTAATTACCACGGTTTGAGCAATATGGATTCATACGCTAATCACATTTTAAATGCCTTATACAATTATTATATTTTTAAGGATACTACCGCTTTGGTCTACAATGTAAGGAAATCATCTCCCATACGTCCTCGTGAATTGGGTGGTATTTTATATGGAACTACCGAACTTTTATCCCAGGTAACTGACGAGGAAAACATTTCAACTCAAGTTTCCCTTAATTCTCCGGGTGAGATCGTTTTTTATATCCTGAACTTTTGCAAGGACAATTGGATGTGTGCTTTCGGCCTACTTATCTTTCTAGGTGGTGGAAGCGCTCTTACCTTTAAAGTACCAGGGCTAATTGATATCATAAAAAGTATCCTCAACGCTCCATCAGAGCATCAGAAGAAACAGGCAACTGCTGATCTAAAATCTTTAGAAGTGCTTGAAAAGAAGCTTGCTATTTATGAAAAAATTAAAGCCTCTGGAATAAACCCAGAGACTTTAACCCAACCTATTGAAACTATTGCTAAAAGCGGTTCTCTGCTTCAAGTCGAACCTATTACCTTAAGTGATGAAGACGTAGCCATTCTTTCAAAGGAAGCCGCAGCGCCAGAATCTCACGATGTAGATGAGGGGTAATTATAGCTGCAAGCACTAAAAAAATAACAAACGAACTATATGCCCAAATAGTTTC